TGTAAGCCTGTGAATGTATTAGCGTGAGGGTGTGAAGAATCTGTCCCTCTTTCGTCAAGATCATATAAATAATTCATCCTCTCATTTCTTGCGGCGTTCTCTGCCACAGTTAAATCATGCCACATGCTAAGCCTAGACAATAATCTATAGTTTATTACGATAGAACAGTAAAGCAAAAGCTTATGACTGAACAGGCAACAAAAACACCAGATGAAAAAAAGAAAAATCCCTTTCAAAAATTCAAGGACGGATTAGACGACACCACAACTACACTTATAAAAATTGTGGTTCTTGGGTGGTCCGGTGCGATCCTGACTTTAAACTACGTTTCCATCCCAGGGATACCACAGCAGAAAATAGATCCAACATTCATAGCTTCAGTTTTTACAGGGGTTTTGGCCTCCTTTAATATTTCAACTACCTCTAAAAAAGGTGATGGAACTTATAAAATAGATGAAGACAAAAGTAAAACAAATGGGCCCCAAATAGAAGGGGGTAATTATCAAACAATTAGAGTGGAGACACCGATAAAGCTTGTGCCAATGGAGCCGAAAATAGATCCAATTACTAATAAGCCTATTGATCCACAATCTGGCAAATTGACATGAAACGCCTATTAATCCCCTTTGCTCTCTTGCTTGCTTCTTCACAAGTACAAGCCGATACCATACACAGAATTTCAACCAGTGCAGAGGCTCGTATGGATAACGCTTTTTCAACGGCCTCTAGAATCGGTTCTACTTACAGCGTTACAGGTACTAATGTCCAAGTTGGCTCAGCAAATAGCGACGTTTTCGGAGGATTAACCCCAGGAAACGGCACAACAACAGCCGCGACTCAAAAAGCCAATGCAAATTATAAAATACACGTTGATGGCAGTGCCTTTAGTTTTCAAGAATCATTCACTCAGGGGGACGGAATCGCAGCAGTAGGCAGCGGTTCGACAGTCACAAATGGAGCTATACCAAATCTTCCTCTTTACGGAACAACTACTACGGGAGCTGGAGGCCATACAGCCCCAGTAATAACCCTTACAAGCGAGGGGTTAGTTTCTGGCGTTGGTGGAGGCCCAGGCACATCGGCAATTATTCAAACGGTCAGCGAACTTTCTGTTTTGAATTAATAATTTATGCGGTTAATTTTTCTTTTATTTGTATTAGCTCCAGCCGCTCATTCAGTGCCTACAGTTCCTACGTTCTCATCAGGAACTCTAACTTCATCTCAAACTACAGTTTCAAAAATTACTGAAACGATTGTTAGCCATGATGTAAATTCAGGTTATCAATACAGCGTTTCAGGTACAGGTGTTGAGCCTGTTAATTCTGATCTTATAATTAGTCCAGTACCAAAACTATTAGAAGAACAAAAAATAGAAGGTACAACTTTTTCGTACACAAGTGTTGACATTACACCGGAGAACAAGCCCCAATGGAAACTAACAACACCTGGAGTAAGTTTCAACTTCAGCGAAACACTTGTATCACCTGGCTTAGCAAATGTAACAACGATACAAAGAGAAGAAAATATAGAAACTATGGTCGAATCAGTCTCTGTCTTTACGCAATAATTGCAAGCACTCCAGCAATAGCAAATACGACCTCCGTAGCATCTCCAAGCGCTTCATCATCTGGCAGTGTAGTGAATAGCGGTATTCAAGTAATGAGCGGCTCATTCATGGAGCAATCTTTTGGTGATGGTATTCAATGTGCAGGTTCTACGTTAACAATTAACCCTTTTATTAATGGAGTTGATACACACAAATTACCTTATGAACCTTACTACTATGAAAATATTTATGATGATAGAACAGATGATGAAGGTAATCTAATAAATCCAGGTGGTGTAATTTATACTAAGCCCATAAGAACGGGTCAACCAAGAAATAATTTAAGTTTTAATTATGGTATTACTGCAACTATTAGCGTACCTTTAGATAGAAAATTATCTAAGCAATGTAAGAGGGCAGCGAATGCAAGAATAGCGATGATTGAACAGGCTTATCATACAAAACGATTAGACTTTGAATTATCAAGAATGAAGGTATGCGCTGAGCAGAAAAAACTTGGTGTGACATTTGCTAAATCTTCAGACTATTACAAAATCTGTGAAGATATTATTCTTGTGAATCCGCCAAATACTCTTCCCCAGCATTCACACTCTATCGGTTCTTCCTCTGCTGTTTCCGACGTTCAAACAAACTGAGTATCTTTTCTTTTTTTCCTACCTTTGCTAATACTTTTTTAACTACTTTTTTAACTACAGGTTTAACAATTTTAAGCAGATAATCACTTAAAGGTTTTACTAATACTGATGCAGTAACCGCAGTAGCTGCCACGGCTCCAGTTGTAAGGACCAAAGGCGGCGGTGGAAGATATGTATTAACAGTCTCTAGAATTGGTATTTCTTCCCAAAGGGTCACACACTCATTATCTGAATTTAATTCATGTCCTTTGACCCTAGCGCGTCCAAACTTGCCTTTACTACCTACGCTTAAATCATCAGGACGAGGACAGGGTAAAAGATCAATATTAAGTACATTATTTAGATTTAAATCTCCAGTAGGAATATCCGAGGAGCTTTGATCTTCTTCCCTTTCTTGTTCTTTTTCTTCTTCCTTCTCTTTGTTCTTTTTCTTATTTATTGGTGGCACGATTTGAGGCGGTGGAATATCAACTTGTTTTTCTTCTTCTGAGCTTCCATAACTTAAAGCATCCCAATCTACAGCCATACTTTCTAGAGTTGGAACGGGTCCGTCACATAAAATAATTGTCCCCTTTGGGTCATCAAAAATAAGTTCAGAGCTTTTGGTTGAATCCTCCCACATGCGAACGCATCCAGGCATTTCAACAATGGGGAAACCTCCCAATGCATAACGACTTGTTATAGGTGGAGGTAAAGCCGTACTACTAGATTGTCTTTTAGCCCATTGGGGGATAGATCTAATATCTGGTATTCCTATCCTTTGAATTTCTGGCACTTAGCAATCATTCCACTGCTGAGACACGTCACTTCCTAGGTTCCCAGCTGTTCTTGTTGCCTCAGAAAAGAAAAGCGCTGCAAAAACAGGACCAATAATAGGAACATGACTTATAGCCGGAGCAGTAGCAGCCCCAACACCAGCCCCAACAATTTTCCCATTAGCCTTACCCGTTAAACCAAGTTCTAAACACCTTTGCTCTTGTTCTGTTAAGCCTTTAGATCCTTCTTGAACAATTGGTCTATAGGCATAAGCAACTGTTTCCCTATGTATATATGAATCTGATTTTTTCATCTTGCCGCTAAAAGTTGGCTTTTCTTCTTTTATATCTCGATATTCAAGGAGTGTTTTTGGTGAATGTTGATTTTGTGCAATAGACCATGAGTGCCCGTCTTTTGTCTTATCTGATCGCATCGAAAAACTTGAAAAGTCAGTATTGGGCAATTGTGCAATATTTGGCATATCTGAATCACGCTTGCTAAGCATATTTAAGACAAAGAAATTCTGCCCAACCATTCCAACGCCAAGAATAATAGCGATTAATTGTGATGTAGATTTAAACATTAAAAAGGCATCACGGGGCCTGTTATTTTTGGTATTTCTACCTTTGGCATTGATCCTTGTATTAGTTCAGGTAATTTCTCTGTGACCTGTTCCATTACTCCTTTCATAATATTTCCACGTTGAAAATAAAAAGTAACAGAACCACCAACGACAAGAAGAAAGGTGGCAATCGTAAACCCGTCTAGTACTTTCCTAACCATAAAAGTAAAGCTTTGAACAAAATCTTAGCTACTATGAAGACGTATTAAAACCCCTTTGTTATGTGGGAGTCGATTAATAGATCAATTTTTACAGGTATATTTTTAGCTTTTTTTATGACATTTATCTGTGTAATGCCATTGTTTTTTATGCAAGAACTAATAAGAACTAGAACCTTTGAACAAGAAACATATAAAAGATCAATTAATAATTAAGTGTTGTTTTCCTATGTTTAAAAACTTTTAGCATATCATTTTCATACATTTTATTTGTAATTTAAGCCAGCTTTGAAAACTCTACTAGAGTATTTTTTGACGTTTGAAAGTTATAACCTAAAGAGTTATACATAGCAAACTTAATCCTTTGTGTACTTGCATTCGTTACGTTAAGAAAGAATGTAAAAGTAGGTCTTAAAACACCTGCGGATGGAACATCCATTGTGAACACAGCTTCAGGTGCTTGTACTGAAAAGTTTGTTCCAGAATCAGTACTAAGAAAAATCCTCATCTGTACGTCGTAATCACCCGCAGTATCACGTTTTACTTGCAGATGCCAATCAATTTTCCACATACCAGCAGATGAGAATGTTATATAACCAGGGGCACCACCTGTAGCGATTGTTACTCCATTACCTACAGGAGTTAAGTTAGTGACCCTAGTCAAAGTTCCCCTAGATCCTCCACCACCAAGATGATTATTACCCCAACGGTCGGCAGTTAAATATGCATTATCTCCACCTAACCAAATAGCGTCATACTCTGTAGCTATCCCGCCACCCGCCGCCTGCCAAGAACAAGAACCGTCTCCATCTTCCCTCAAAAACTTTGAGCCGCCTGATTCACCTGTAGATAATATGGCCGTCCCTTCTGGTGTACTAGTAAGACCGTTTAATTTTGTATGATCTGCATCTGTAAAGGTATTAGAATCACTAGCCGCCTCTACTGCTGTTGCTATTTGTGCGGCTGTTATGGCTCCTGTATTACCGTTAACACTTGAGACGGCACCAGTAGGTGTCCTAAGTAACGTATAGTCAGCCATAGAATTAGCTGTACCTCCGTTATGAACATAAGATTTGTTTTCGTCAGTTCTAACGACTACATCACCTTCTTGTGCAGTTAAAGCTAATTGAGCAGACTCGTTTGCAGCCTCCTGCACGGTTGTAAGAGCAATGGCATTAACTGAAAAAGTTGTTCCTGAAAGAGTTAAACCTGAACCAGCCGTATAAGTTGTATCAGTTTCAGAAGCCCAAACCATATTAGTAGCTGTGCTACTACCCGCTTTCAAAACCTGATTAACGGCAGGGGCCGCCGCTGGCAGACTGATTGTGTAACTTCCTTCCGCCCCCTTATCAGTTGCTCCTTTTATTCCAACGAATGCCCCTCCGTTAGCGTCAGCCTCGAACAGCTTTAAAATTTTATCGTTATCAATTAACAAATCCCCAATTAAAGTTCCACCAGAGGTACTTAGTGAACCACCCGTGAAATAAGACAGCGAATTATAAGCAGTTGAACCATCACCAATTTTTAGTTTATTTGTATCACTTTCAAAGCATAACTCACCTTTTAAAGGTGTTGGGTTGGCACTTGACCACGCACTAGCCGTATCAGTTCTGTTTTTAAGTTGGACTCTTACAGTTGTAGCGGTCATTGTTGAGCACCTCCAGAATTAAACACATATGTCGCCGTAGTAGAAGGCGTGGCATCATCTCCATCTAATATAAAGGGAGCAGTCCCATTTAACACAAAGCTAGAAACTTCAGCTTCTGCGCCTAACGTTGCTGGTTCACCTTGCAAAACATAATTAAGCTCTATTCCTTCTAACACTAATAATTTTACATTCATATCATGATTAACACCGTCTACATGTTCTTCTTCTGGAGTATCTGCATAGCGATAAAGAGAAGCATTACCAACAATATCGGCACCACCCCAAATTGAAATAGGAACAGTAAAAGAATGATGTTGCCCCGCTGCATCAATATAATGATCTCTAACACGTTGTATATCTGCTTCTCTTCTATTCTTATAAACTAATTTAATTTTATGATTATTAACTTTTAACGAATGTCTAAACCTAATAGGACCACTAGACAAGGTTTGAGATTCTGAGACATTTAAAAACCCTAAATCATAATCAATAGAATCAGGTACTAAATTAGGGAATTGCTCCATTAGATTGTATAAGGTGGCAATAATTCAAGTTTAATAGTTATATCAATTTGTCCTTCATCTTCTTCGATCTCTGGACTGTCTGAATATCTCCATTCGTAACTAGTGGGAAAAGTTAAATTAGTTGCAACTAAAGTAGTGGTTGTTAAATCAAAAGTTTCAAAATTAGCATGTAACATATAATGACTAACTATTTCATGTCTTTGTGATGTCGTCACGCTTTTAAATTTAAGTTTTAATTGATGACCAAAGGCAGTACTTGAATGTCTTACATTGGTTTCTTTTCCGCTTAAAACATTTATAGAACTAGACGCGAAATTACCAGGAATGTAAGTCCTACTTGAAGGCGCTATTGCTGGAAAATTCATAATTCTGATTGGGTAGCAGTTCTACCGTCCCATGTTTGATCAACTACTTTTGTACCAGAAGTGGTGTTGCTAAATTCCCATTTGCCGGAAATCTCCCAAAAGGAGCCCGCATTTGCTGAACCTATATGAGTAATTTTTGGCTGATTACTTCCTCCCCCTGTATTTGAAGAAATTCCGCCTAATTCAATATTTGCCTGAATCAGGTTAACCGCTTCTCTTGTTGTCAGTTTTACCGTTGAGTTCCATTCTTTATTAGTTGGGTAAGAATAATTATCACCATCACCTGAAGTGTCACCAATCCAAGAAGAAAAAGAGCCGCCTGCATATCTAGCCGCTGCATTGACTCTTAACCAACCCTCAGCGGTAAGATTTCCCGAACCATCATATGTGTTGTATTCCATCCAATCAGTTGTTACATCTTCAGTTGTGGTAGGGGCTCCATTTTGTGAGATGGACTTAGTACCAACCCAACGGGCATATTTGTAATTAGCAGGGTTTGGCTCTAGTGCTTCCTCTGGGTCAGTCTCTCCGATCAATTCAGGTGTACCAAAACCAGTAGGACTAGACTCATCAGGGCATTCTCTAACCGTTTTTATACCATGCCCGATAATATCGTCAGAGGTTGAAATTACCCAGGAACTAACACCAGTAGAACCAACCGTTGCACTGTTATCAATTTTAAATGGGGTTGTTTCCCAAACAGGTTCAAACTTTCTTGCAGCAGGATCAGCCAAAGGACTACCTAATAATTGATATTTACCTCGGTAATACAAAATTCGGCCATTGGTACATGCTGGACCTTGACTCGTCACAGTGTCGCCAACTCTTAACGGCCTATCAGTTGAGCGATTATCAGTAAAGCTCGTACTAATTGCAGCATCTAGAGGATCGCTTGCATTACTAACAGGGCCGAGGCTATCTGCATTAATTGAATAACCTCCGCCATACGCTCCAACATCAATACTAGTTGTATCAAAGGATTGACCATCAAGAGTACTTGATATGTCAGACGTAGCAGTTGCCAGCGTGGTAGCAGGTGTCAAAGTTGAGGTGACATTTGCACTAGTAGGAACAGAAAAATCAGAACTAGCCAAAACCGCTGAATAATCCATTCCTAAGTCTGCTAATGCGGTCGTGTCGTCTGTTCTTCTACTGCCTGTATCACAAGTAAAATCTGTACGTCCTGTGGGTATGGTTGAGCCTGGAGCTGTCGCGGCATTTGTCAGTAAAGCAACGATAGACCTCTTTTGATTATCAATAGGAAAATGGGTTAGGTCCAAAGTGATCAAACCGCTAACATTTCGGTCGATTCTTTCAACCTCGTACATATAGTCATGAGACGAAACTACGCCAGTATTTGATTCTCTTCTTAATCGAACACGGACAATATCACCTAAGACCAGCGTTGCATTAAACACACTTGGCCTAACGCTTACCCTTAAATTATGCGTAATAGATTTACGACGAGCCACTTTGAAAGCCCCCACTCTGACGGCCCCTAATTCACTAGCGCAATACTTAGACATATCATGTTGTTCAAATGGTCCAGTTGCTGCCTCACCATCAACCTTAATTTCTGCTGTTCTTATTAGCCCTAAATCATCATCTGGTTGTTGCCTATATAAAACATGTATCGCCGCGTTTTTCCTTTCAGATATTGGAATGTATGAAATCTGAAAACTACCTGGGATTATATGGTCTTCCGTAAATGTAAATACGGGAGTAATAGAGGTTATTTTAATTGTTCCATTTGCATTTGTTGGTAGACGACTTTTAAAGGCAATCTTTCCGTTAATTGTTGTTAGTCTCAATAAGAAATTATTTCCAACTGTTGTTAACCAGTCCTCTAAATTTGTTGACTCATCAAAGACACCGTTAAACAATAAACCGTTTGCATTTGTGAAAGTAGCCGCCGCTAACATTGAAGTATTATCTATTAATGAATCTGGAAGACGCTTACTTTGTTTTATTAAATAAATAGCTAAATCAATAAAATTATTACTTGGTCCTAACGTATCGTCTAATATTCTTGTAACTTTCATTCCATCTCTACACATTACGTAGATTTGCCTATCCCAGGTGGT